CGAGCTTGTCGGCGGCGGCCACCAGCTTGTCGCTCTTGAGCGCGGCGTCCTCGCTGGCCAGCCCGAGCTGGCGCAACTGAACGGTGGCCAGGTTCTCGGCCTCCCGCTGCTGGCGCAAGGCCTGGTCGAGCTTGGCCAAGCCCTCAAGCCGGCGCCCCTCGCGCGCTTGGATCTCGACGTCGGCCGCGTTGAGGCGCTCGACCGACACCAGCATCTGCTGCTGCGCGTCGGCCGCCGCGCGCGACGCGGTAGCCGCCTGCCGCACGGCCTCGCTGTAGCCCTGCACGTTACGGGTCGCTCGATCGAAGCCGGCCAGGGCCTGCTCCTCGGCCACGCCGAGCTTGGCGAACTCAGCGCTCAGTTGCTCAACGGAAATGCCGGCGCGCGAGAGGTTGTCGCCGGTCGTGGCCACCGTCTTCTCGGCGCGCTTGAACGCACGCTCGGCTGTGGTGACCTCGGCGCTCAGGGCCTTGAACTGGTCCTTCTGCTCCTCAGTGCGCTTGCGGACGGTGGGCAGCGTGTCGCTGTAGGCCTGCAGTGCGCGCTTGGCGGCGTCCAGGCCTGCCTGCGCCTGCGCGGCGGCTTCACCGGCGAGGCGGAAGCTCTCAGCCAGGGCTTTGCGCCCGCTGATCTCGGACGCGACGAGCTCGAATTTCTTGGCCTCGGCCGTGAGCTCTGCCAGGCTCTTGCTGGCCGGGCCGCCCTCGGTGTCGAGTTTCTTGAGCGCCGAGTCGAGCTTGTTGAGGACGACCAGCAGGTCGTCCAGCGGCTTGGTCTGGATTTCCCGCGCCCGGATTATCAGGTCGGTCGTCGTGCCCTCATTCGCCATTGCCGAGCCCGAGCAATGTTGCTTGCAGGCGCTCGTGGGCCTTGTCGTCGCCGAGCACCGTCTGCACGACTTGGTGCATCAGGGCCGTCTCGGTCGCCATCTGGGCATTGACGCGCTGCTGGGCTATTGTCTCCTCAACCCACAGCGTGCACAGCGGGTAATGCGCAGCGTCCGGGTGCCCCTGCGCGAGCAGGAACGAAACTAGCCGCCGCTGCTCGAGCAGCCAGCCTAGCGGGTCGCGGGCTTGGGCACCAGTGCGGCGCCGCTCGACAGCAGACTCGTCAGGCCGGCGAGGAATTTTGGGAGTGCGCCCGGCTCGGTAAATGTCAGATGGCCGACGGCCAGCACAACCTCCAGCTGCACCGGTGCCGGCAGGGTAGCCGCCGCGTCGACCAGGTCGGGCTCGTCACACGCCAGGGCGATGACTTTGGCCACGAGCGCCGGCGCGGTGCTGGCGATCGACTGCACCAGCCCGCCCATCTCGGCCGCCTCGCTCGCTTGGATCTGCTCCATGACGGCGATGAAGTCGGCCCGGTGGTCTACCACCAGGCGCGACAGGTCGTGGAAGGACAGGCCTCGCACGCTGAGCGTGGTGCCCATCGCGGGCAACACGGTGCGCGGGACTACGAGATCGCGTAGCCCCATGGGTTATGCCGCCACGGCCAAGCCGTCGACGTAGACCGCCGCGGTGCTGCTGTCCTTGGCCAGCACTTCCAGGTCCATCTTGATCTCGGCGAACGCCGTGCCATCGCCCTTGAGCACGAGGTCGCCGTTCGGGCTGATCGTGACGCTGGGCATGTAGTAGTCGATGCGATCGCCTTGAGCGTTCTCGCTGATGAGGTGCAGCGCGCCCTTCACCTGCGTGCCGGCGCTGATCGTGCGCGGCCGGTTGCTGGCCGAGATGACATAGTCGACCACCATGTTCGCGAAGGCGACCAGGGCGTGCACGCGGCCGGTCGTGGCCTCCAGCTCGTAATGGGTGCCCAGCGTCTTGAGGGTCGCGCCGTCGCTGACCGCCACGGATGATACGAGCTTGGCGCCGCTCGGGCGGGTGCTGCTGATGCCCAGCTGAACCACAGCGTCCACGGGCACCGCGCCGATCGTCTCATCCGTGATGGTCGCACCGGCGTCGGCGATCGTGGCGGTGGTCCCCAGGAAGAATTTAGCCAGGTTGTCGAAGCTGATGTTGTCGGTCGTGATCGAGCCCTTGTAGTCGGTCTGCGTCACGACGCTGTGGGTCTTGATGCGCACCGGGCCGTCCGAGCTGAAGCGGTCGAGCTTGGTGGCCGAGCCGTTGAGCGTTGCGCCCGGGGTCGACCCGAAGTAGGTTTCATACTTTGCGGGCGTCGTGGTGCCGTCCGCGAACTGGGCGAAATACAGTTGACCGCGCGGGATTGCGACATTGTCCGCGGTCGAGTGGGCGAATTGAGACATGGTGGTTCCTTCAGTTCGTCAAGCGGTAAGGGTCCGCGGAGTCGTCAACGAGCTCGAGCCGCAGCCTGAGCCAGAAATACGCCCGCGAGGATACCTCGTCAGGCGGGCGCACCACAGGCGCTTCGAACGACATCTTGATGAGCATGCCGTCGACGCGTCCAGGGACCAATTTTGCCAGAGCCTTCTGCACGTCGGCGGCCAGCAGATAGGCCGGGTCGGTCGGATTCTCCTCATCGTCCGACACCCAACCCTGCACCAGCAATTGCCACGTGTTGATCCGCAGGTTTGGATTGCCGGCCGGCGAACGCGAGTCCGTGTCTGGGTTCAGATTCTCGAGGATCGTGACGTGCGGCAACGGCGTGTTGGCGCCGAAGACCGCGCGGCCGCGCGACACACGAGCCGGCGTGCCGCCCAGGTCGTGCTGGTAACCGTTCGCGAGCGTTATCTCATCGGCCAGGTGCGACGTGATGCGCTTGAGGATGACGAGGCGCTTGGGGTCAGCCACGGAGCAGCCTCGCGTACTGGCGCGTGAACTCGCGGTTCAGGCGTGTCTGAATGGTCGTGAGCAGCTTGGGGGCGATGTTGGCCAGCAGTTGGTTCGGGCTCGGGCCGCTCAGCAGGTAGATGTCGGTGCCCTTGACGCGGTAGGCGCCGCGGGAGTTGCTCAGGCCGCCCGGCGCGCGCACGGCCAGCGCGAAACTGCCGGGGGCGCCTGGAGTAGGCAGAAAGAAAGCATTCTTGAGCGTGCGGATCTCGCCGCCCTTTTTCACCTGCACCTGCACGCCGGTCTTACCGGACACCTTCTCGCCCCGTGCGAAGCGCACCAGGCCGAGGGGTTGGTTGCTGGCGCTCAGTACGGCCTCGAGCTTGTTTTGCGTGGCCCTGCGCGTCACACCAAATCGCGCTGGCGTAATGGCGTCCGGCGGTACGGCGATCTGGTCGACGATGGCCTTGCGGATGTTCGCCCGGGCAAAGTCTATCGTGTCGTTGACGGCGAGCTTGGACGCCTCGGCCGCTGCCTGCGGGAAGCGCTTGATGGCCTCTTCCAGGCCTCGGATGCCCCCCGACGAGACGGTAATCACGCCGGCACCCGAATGACCGTGCAAGTGCGGAACAGCCCGTCCGCGGGCTCAACGTCATCAATGCGGAACTCGCCCAGGTCCGGCACGACCACGCGGGCGTTGCGCAGGGGCTCGCCCGTTTCACCGGTGTCCAGGACGACCGAGTTGATGTCCTCGCGGACTTTGGCAAAGCCCTGGCGGTCCAGGTCGCCGTGGTTGACCAGTTGCCGCACCACGCGCACCGTCACGTCCACCGTCTCCGCGGCCGGGCCGGGTGGGGTGTAGGTGGCGGCAAGCCCGAGCTGCGCGTGAAGCGTAGCCCGAGCCTGCGCGACGTGGTCGGAGAACGCCACGGTCAGTCGACCTTGAGGTCGCCGGCGGCCGGGCCGGCCTTGACCATCTTCTCGACCGGCTTGACCAGGCCCTCGGCGATGTACACCGCGGCATCCTCGGCCGTGAGGTATGCCTCCTGGCCGGGCCCCGAGTAGGTCGAGGCTGGCCCCCACACGATCGTGCCGCGCACGACCGTGACTGCAACGAGCTTGGGGGCGGCGGCCATTACGCGGTCACCCGGGCCTTGAGGGTCGCGTTGACGCGGCCGGGCACCATCATGGGGGCCGACTGAGTCATGACCATCTGCACCGACGGGTTCTGCTCGACCCAGGTCTTGGCGAACAGCGGCTGGGCCAGCAGGGCTTCGACGTCCAGGATGGCGCCGTAGCACTGCGCTCCCATGAAGCCTGCGGTCGACACCATCAGCACGTCACGCGGATCCATGATGTCCACGGCGGTCGACTCGTCCGAGTCGTACTTCTCGCTGTAGATCCAATACTGCCGCTTGCCGTCCGTGCCCATGTACTCGAGCGGGGCGCCCGAGCCCGGCACGATGTCCAGGCCGCCCAGGCGGTCGGCGCCGCGCAGCAGCAGCAGCAGGCCGTCGGTGCCGAGCGAGGCCTGAAACGCCGCTGCGGCGGTCGGACCCATGATGACCGTGTCGACCGGGTAGCCGCTCGCGCTGTGCACCAGGGCGCCCCAGGTGCGCAGGTTGTCCAGCGGCTTGATGCCCGTCTCACCCCAGCGCGAGCCGGATCCCAGCGTGATGGTGTGGCCCGCGGCGCGGCTGAAGTCGACGGTCGTGGCCGGGTAGTTGTCACCCGACAGCACCACGGGTTCGTTGAGCATCACCTGTGCGCCCATCCAGTTCCAACGACGCTCGATCATCTCGCGCTGGTCGAGGAAATACTGGGCGATCAAGCGCTGCTTGCGAGCTTGCAGGCTCATCGAGCCACCGATCTGCTCACCGGGCATGCGGGGCAGAGTGCGCGACGGGTTGAGCACATGCGACGGCTTGACATAGGCCGGCTTGTGCTTGTCGGTCGTCCAGGCGCGCTCGCGCTGCGGCACACCAGCAACGGTGGGCATGCAGAACGGGGCGAGCTTGCGATCGACGATCACTTGGTCGAACATGATTTCTTCCGTCTCGAACACGAACTGTCGAGGGAAGAAATTGAGCCAGAAGCCC